CATGCCGCCCATGCCGTATTTCATCTTAGTTTTCTTGTTCATCTTTTTTCCTTACTTTATCAACCAAGCCCTGCACCGTGGGGCTTTCCCAGATGCGAATGCCTAGCCAGATGATGGTGAAAACGGAAGCCAATGCTGGCAAAAACTCCATCATGGTTCCAACAGTTGTTACTACAGCCGCTGCGTCGGCTACGGTCTTTGCTTCGGTGCCCATAGTCATATCAGCAATTCCATGCTCTAAGGCTCTTGTTTATACGGCTGTTCGGGTCTTTCGCTGTCTTGGAAGACGTCAGCTTCTTCTTCATGCCTTCCATTCGAGAGCAGAAAGACTTTCGCCTCGCGGCGTCCTTCTTTGTCTTTGGCTTGGGTGCGGGCGGCTTGAGCCCCGGTTTCCCGGGGTTGGCTCGGTTGTAGGAGGCGCGCCCTTTGGCGTTCAGTCCGCCTTTGGGGTTCTTGCCTTCTTTGCGCGTCCATGCTGCGCTCGCCATGATTAAGCAGCCTTGCCGCCAACAAACAACACCACCACGCTAGTAACCTTAGCCGGGTCAAACGACACATAAATGTCGGTCGAACACAAGATACCGTTGTCGGGTATCAAAAGGTCATGCGCGCCAGCAGCCGGAGGGCTAGGCACAGATAGCACCGTGGTGCCGCCTGAACCGCCGTCCTTAAAAACGATGGTGTCTGCCGTACTGGTCGAGATGTAGTAGATGCCCGCAATGCGCGAGCGTCCGTTTACCGCTGTTCCAGCAGCAGTCAGGGTCTTAGCCTGAATGTCACTTGCGAAACTCATAATTTGCTCCTTGAGTTAAAAACCCTCGCGGGAGACAAATTACCAGACTGCGTTGGCGACAGGGATGTAGTACGTGGTGCCGTCTTGACCGACGATGGCGATGTAGTTATCAGCCGAGAAGTTACCAGCCGTGGCAGCAGCTGTAGGCGTAGCGGTCGTCAAGGTACCAGAAGTGCCCAAGTCAACACTGCCCTCAAAGCCGTTGTTCGAGATGACTGGGCCGGTAAAAGTGGTATTAGCCATTTTCAATCCTCACATGCGAGTTAAAACGTAGGTATTACTGTCTGCATGTCGTCAGCCGGGACTGTCAGTAATACCGGGTGACCCCGGACTTGCGTACGTAATATACACCAATTAAACTACAAGTCAACCCTTTTTTGGTAGATCATGGAATACAAAATACGTTCCGTAGATATCTCAAAGATTTACTGGCGGAACATCCTGTGCGGGCTACAACTTGAGTGCCTGCCGTACGACGAAATATTTCCTACCCACGAGGGATGGTGGTTTGTTGCGTTTGAGCGCAGGGCTGGGCCGGTCGGGTTTGCTGGTATGGTCAGATCCGCGCGTTGGTCGGACTGCATGTATTTGTGTCGGTCTGGAGTTAAGGATGACCATAGGGGTCACGGCTTGCAAAAACGCCTTATTCGTGCTCGACTCAACCACGCCAGAAAAATGGGCATGAACTGGGCCGTGACAGAGACGTACGAGAACCCACCAAGCGCTAACAGTTTGATATCATGTGGTTTTAAACTCTACGAACCGTCTCATCCTTGGGCAGGCGACAATTGCCTGTACTGGAGATGTCAAGTAAGCCGTGCCGTACAAAGACCTAGAAAAACGTAAAGAAGTAGAAAAGAAAAGCAAAGCAAAATACTACATAAAAAATAAAGCTGAGATAATCGCTAAGCAAAAAACTAACAGGGTAGTATTTAATAAGTGGTGGTCTGAGTATAAGAAAACACTAAAGTGTGTGCAATGCGGTTTTGACCACCCCGCAGCGCTAGACTTCCATCACCCGCCCGGCACCAAAGAGTATCCGATGAACGTGCTGGTACGTCGAAGAAACAAGACACTTATACAAGCCGAAATCGCCAAATGTGTGGTGCTGTGCTCTAACTGCCACCGTATACACCACCACAACTTACTGCAAGCCCAGCGACGTAAAAAGAAGCTAAAGAAAAAGGGGGCCGAAGCCCCCTAGATCAAAGGCCGAAGCCTTATGATCAGGACGAACCGGGCGAGCCGTACACACCCAGCGGATCGCTCCAGCCGAAGCTGTAACGCTCACGAGCCTTGTAACGGACGTTGCCGGTATCAAAGTCGCCGTCCATCGAGGTAGCCATCTTGGTACGCTCGAAGTGCTTCATGCCGTTAGGAACGTCGGTCATCAAGAACCAAGCATTCGTATCGGTCAAGAAGTGGTTGACGGTGTAGCCCTCGGGGATCGCACCCATCGCGCGCAAAGCGTTCAGGTCGTTATCCGCCGTAGCCACGCGCAACTCGGTGTCGAGAATACGCTTGGCAGTAAACATCAGCGCCGGGGGCACAATCAGTTTACGGGGCTTAGCAGCGATCAGGAGACCACGCTCGTCAGTCCATGCAGCGATGGCAATAACAGCCGCCTCAAGCGAGGTTTCGTTAAGGTCAGCACCGACAGCAGGACGGTTGGCGTTGGTACCACCAGACACCAAAGGATGGTTTACCACGCTCGAAGCAGCGTTGGTACCGAACAACGACACACCGTCGCCACCGAGGTAGCTACCAGAGAAGCCATTGTTGAGCACCGAAGCAGCTTTAACTTGCTTGGTGTAAGCCATCGCACGGGCCAGGGCTTTGGTGTAACGAGCAGACAGGCTGTCGTACAGGTTGTCTTCAACCGCTTCTTCGGTAACCGAGAAGCCCATTGCCACGGTCTCGTGGGTGTAGCGAGCGGTGAACGCCTCTTGAGCGTTGTCATAAGCAATCGACGCGCCTTCGGCTTTCACCGGGGCGGCACCAAAGCCCGACAACTTGGTCTCTTCTTCGAACGAGCGCTCAGAGGTTTCGGTCTCGAAAATCTCTTTGTGCTCTTCACCGTACTTTTGATACTCCATCCCAAACAACGCGTTCAGGCCCGGGAGCAGCTCTTTCAGTAGTTGACTGCGTGAAATAGCCATTTTAATTTACTCCTTAAACGCCAGCGTTGTTAGTCATGTGGTGGCCACCAATCGTAAACTTAACGTATACGTCTGGGTTAGCATCACTAATGGGAGAAGCAAAGCCAACGATCAGCAATCCACCAACGGTAGTTTGCGTAGTCGCGTCAATCGCCACATTAGAGTTGCCAGTAGTGGTGCTACCGGAAGTCAGGGCATTCTGCGCGGCGGGCAGCTTGGTAATAGAACCAAGAATAGCCTGTGTACCAGTGCCATCAAGCTGAGCTTGGAACATCACCATCGGATCATCCACAACATACGCCTTAACAACACCAGTGGTGCCAGAAGGATAGTATTGAGAATGAATGACCTGACCCTGTGCGTTCACATACTCGCAGCCTACGAACACACCAAGAGCACCAATGCCGTTACCACCAAAGTTGTTGGTAGTAATATCAGCACCGGTACCGTCAGCCAGTTCGACGTAGCCAGCAGTGGTCAATTGCACAATCGAGCCGTTGAAGATGTTGTTGGCAACACCAGCCGGGTCAATTAGATATTCACTGACAGCGCCCGCGTAGGGCATACCATCAGCACGCTTTACGGGCTTTAGCCCGTAGGGTGTAGCAGTAGAAGCCATTTAGGACTCTCCAAAAAATTAACGTGTACCATTCCCAAATCCGCCGCCCCTAGAAGTGCGTGAGTCACGCTCTGAAAAGAGTGGCATCCTTGGATCATTGTTGCGCATAAAGTTGTTATCCACCGAATCCATCTGGGCGCGGTTCTGGGCTTCGTAGTACTCATCCCGGGCTTTAGCCTGTTCTTCAGGCATCCGGCAAAGCATCAGTCCACCAATCTCCACGTTACCATCCGAATTACCCTTAAGCATAAGCTCTGGGTATTCACTCGCCTTAACCGGCTCCCATCCCTCACGCATCTTATTAGACACGTTGGTATGTTGAGCTTCACCCATCACAGATGTTGCAATCCAGCGGAAAGCAATACCAGGCTCCGGGTTCGGCGTAGGTAGAGTGCTCGGGGGCACATACACTGCGCGTGCTTTTTTGTCCCTAGAAGTCAGATCACGAGGTGTGCGGGTTTCAGCCATTTTGATTCTCCATTTTTGCCAGTTCTGCAGCGTATTGCTGCGGGGTCAAACCAAACTTTTTCGCCAACGCGAGTTGGGTACTTGTTAATTTGATTTTCTTTGCACCTGATGTACGTCCAGCGGACGCCACCACAGTTGGCCTTCTTGGGGTCTCTTGTGACTGAGCGACCTGCTCCCTAGTGTCCTCAAACACTTCTGGAAACGTCTTTCTTATGCGAGCGTCTATTTGCTCGAAGTAAGTGTCAGAGCCTGGCTCCACACCTTGGTTGCGCAATTTTTGGTCGAGTCCCAGCGCAAAGCTGGTCATCTCTTCGTACCCCGGCGCTCCAAACCACTGGTTTTTCTGCTGCCAGCGCAGTGACTTTTCGTCGATCTGCTTACGCTCGGGCTGCGTTTGAGTAGTTTGTACCTCATAATTTGGATCTTGTAAAGGGGTTGCCTTAAAATTTTTGGCTTCCTTTAGATTCCATGTTGCTTCGGCAAGACGCTCTTGGGCCTCAATGATGGCATCGGTGTCATACGACTCTTGCGCCGCCTTGAGTGCTGACCTAGCTTGCGCCAGCTCCATCTCGGCAGTTTTGGTGATGTTCGAGCCGTACTCTTCTGACCCTTTGTTGTAAGCCTCGCGTAAGCGTTTATTCTCTTCGATCAAGTGCTGGGCCATACGCAGCGCCTCTTCGCGCTCCCGCAATGCCGATTCTTTGGCCCGACGCTCGTCGTGACGGGCATGGGTCAACTCCTTGATGCGCTGCTGAGAACGTGCGCCGTACTCTTCTAGCTCGTCTTCTGTCGGGTCTTCTACCTCCTTGTTCAGGGGGCGTCGACCACGATCGCCTTCGGGGGTATCGTCGACAACCTCGACCTCAACCTCATCAGACTCAACTTCTTGAGTAGTACTTTTTTCTTCATTTTCAGCTACGGTTTCTTCAACCTCGTCTGGAAACTTGTACTCTTGAGTAGACATATTGACTCCTTAAATGCGCGTGATACCACGCGGGTCTTCGACCACAGCGTCGATCTGATCGTCGTTGATTAGTCGAAACTCACGTCCAAAGATTTTGAATCGCGTCCCGGCATAGGCACGGACAAGGACAAAATCGCCCTCTTTGCACCAAGCCCCAGTGGGAAACTTTTCTGCGTCTTTGTACGCGTCTGGGCCGACCTTGAGCACCATCAGCACCGTGGTGCTGTGCTCCTCGGACTTACGGGTTGCGTCAGCCTTTAAGATGCTAGACCCGTCATACGTGTCTTTCACCTCGGGTAACGCGCATAGCAATTTCCAACCTGTCGGGTCGGGTAACAGCCTTGCTTTTTGCTCCGCAGTAGCCCCATCGTCGGGTTTGTCAATTTGCGCTATCGGTTCTTCAAGAACTTCAGTCGTCATTTTCAGCCTTTTGTGCGAGGTCGAGTAACAAACGCTCTGTGATGGCCAAGCCTCGTATCACCCCACAGAGTTCTTTGTAAGCGTCATAGCTAGCGCATCCGCCACCAGCTATGTCGTCAGCGTAATCATTCATCTGAGCGCGGATCTCACCACGTAGGTAGTCCACGAACTGCCTAGTCTCCGGTGCCATTTATGCCTTTCCACGGGACTGTGCCCCGAGTTTGTAGCCTTCTATCTGGGCTTTTGTTGAATCCCTGTTCTTATCGTTGGCCATCTGCACACCCTTGACTTGGGCGTTGAGCATGGCAATCTGCTCGTCCAGAGCCAACCGGTCTGCCTTGGCCGCAGCGTCAGACTCAATCTTCTGCTGCTCAAGCTGCAAGCGCATACGCTCCAGCTCGACGTCGGCCTGCTGTTTCTGCTGCTTGAGCTGCAACTCCATCTGCTGCATCTGCACAACCGGGTCTTGTGCCCTCTGCTGAGCCTGCTGCTGGGCAGCTTGGGCTTGGTTCTGCTGCAGAATCTGCTGCGCCGCCGTAGCCATCATCTCGGACATGGCGCTCTCGACCTCTGGGGCCATCTCGTCCTCAACCGGCGGCAAGGTGACCCCCATGCGCTGCTCAATCATCTGGCGGTACTTAAACGCAACGTGCTCGGCAATGTGTGCTTGGGCTGCAGCCATCATCATCTGCGCCTTGGGGTTCTGCCCCATGACCTGCATCAGAATCGGATCCTGCATCGCTGCCTGGTGCACGGCAATGTGCGCGTCGTGGTCTTGGTAGAAGAACGCTTTGACCGGCTTGCCATTGAGGATGTCCATGTTCTCAGCCACCGGGTCACGGGGCTTAAAGTCATCCTTGAGCGGCACCAGCTTGTCGGCATCCTTGATACCCAGCACGTCCAGCATCTGTCTGTGCAGCATGGGCAGGTCATATATCTCAGGTGACATCTGCGCCAACTGAATGACCGCTTGGTACTGCACCACCCGCTGGCTCATCGTCGCGGCGTTGGGGTCGCTTACAGGCACGATCTCCACATGGCTAAAGTCTTCTTTACGTGCCCGTGGGTTGGCCGTATCTGGCTCGTAGCTGTACAGGTCGTCCGCGTAGTCACGGATGATGCCAGCGAGCATCTTTAGCTCTTGTTTGAACGCGTGGTGTATCCGTGCCTGCACCGCACTCATGGTCTTGAGCTGACGCTCCAACAGAGCCAGCGTCGTACCCACAGGAGCCTGTGCCGACATATCAGATATCTTCATGTCAGCCGTGGCGGCGAACTTGCGTCCTTCCTCCACGATGGTGCCCAACAACTGGTACAGAGTGCCCGACGGCTCCTTGTACGGCAGCATCATGATGTTGTCTTTAATACTGCCAGAGCCTAAGTCAACGTCACGGAACTCCCCGGGGCTGATCGGCGTGTCGTCGCCCTTGATACGCAAGCCACGGCTCTTGAGACCACCGGGCAGGTTAGACAGCGTACCCGCATCCACCAACTGGCGCATCAGGCTGGTAGCCGACTTGGCAAAGCCACCGATCAGGTGGAACAGACCGAAGCCATAGGCACCGAACCCGGGGATGTACTGGTAGTGCACGAAGTGCTGTTGTTTACGCCGCAGGTCGTCCGTGGGATCCCAGTTACGGCGGATAGCCAGTATGGTATTGGTCGACGTCGAGATGGTCACAACGTAAGGCAGCGCGATGCCTGTGGGCTCACCGTCCTTGTCTTTGTCCTCGTACCCCGGCAGGTCTAAGTCAGCCTGAATCTCAAGCAGCTCGAACCGGTCGTCGTAGTTGGCGCTGAACCCTGTCTCTTCGTCCTTGGCCTTCTGGATGTCGTCCACCACGCTGCTAGGCTCACCAAGCTCGATGTCGGTGTAGAACCCTGCTTGCTGCAGCTTAACGATGTCGTTCTTGGTTTTACGCATCACGTGGGTGATGCGATGGCAGGTGAAGATATCGGTCGTACCATAGGGCAGCAGCACGTCCTCTGCTGGCACAAACACCGAAGTCTGACGCCCTAGGTTGGGGTCAAAGTACACCTTCTTAAACGCCGAGCCGCTGCACGGCAGGCTCCAGAGCATCCGCTCATGTTCAGGCCGAAACTCCACCATTACCTCGGTCAGCTGGTAGTTCATATCCTCGGCCACGCGGTGCGCTGCCTCGACACGATCACGGGTCTCTTTACCTATGATTTTTGTCATCACCGGCCCCTTGGCAGGGAATGTCTCGGTGATTGACTCTGACTGGAAGCGCACAACCGCCTCGGTGATCATCGGGTGGAACACCCCTGACGCACCATCCCACGGCTCGGTACGCTCCTCGTACTTAAGCCCAAGCAGTTTTAGACCGTCCTTGTAGGTCTCCTCCCAGTCCTTGCGGCTGGAGCGGTCGTTGTCCACCTCTGCGCTCAGGTCACCGGCTAGCTGCTCAAGTGCCTGGTCATCCATGAAATCAACCAAGTTAGCGTCGAAATCGTCAGCGGTCGGCTCGGCTTTCTCTATTTCAATCTCTAGGCCACCAGCGCGTATCTCTACACTTTCTGGATCCTCGATCTCGATTTCGATTGGCTCGACGTCGGTCGCTGCACTTTCCAGACCTGCTGGAGCTTGGTACAGTCCTTTGTCAATGTTGGTTGCCATTTTCTTTCCTTAGTAATAAGCGGCACGTCTACGTGCCTTGTAAAAAGGTTCATCCGGTTCGTCGGTGTCCAAGGACACAAAACCCCCTTGCCGATAGCGCAGCAGTGCCTGCGAAGTGGTATCCACGTAGTCGTCATGCTCCCCTACGGGGAATGCCGCTACTTCCTCAATCACCTCTCTAGCCCAGCGTGTGTCGGGTGCCCAGACTATCCCAGAGGCAAATAAATCTGATATCGAGTTAACTCGCGCAATCTTGTCGTTACCCCGGCTAGGCGTAAACTCTTGTACAGGTATACCCATGCGGCGCAGCTCTTGTATCAACGGCCCACCAGCGGCTTTCTTTTCTACGATGAACGCTTCGGGTTGCCACTCTTTGTAGTGCTTCATCGCCACTTCTTTTAGCTCGGGGAATGTCATCCTGTCCTTAAACGCATCGAGCAAGATTATTTGCGGGGCGTTGCCCTCCTCCTCGTTGTACCAAACACCCCACGTCGTGCAGGCGCTGTAGTCAGAGGTGCTCTTGGTCTCGTGCGCCGTATCCCATGACTGGATGATGTAGTCACACCTAGGCGGCTCTTCGTACTCCCATATGCGCCAGTCGCTGCGCTTGATCATGGCCGAGGACTCTGCCGTCGGGTTCTGCATGTACTGCGCGTTCCAGAACTTGGGGTCTAACGATGCCTTTGTAGCGCGTAACGCCTCAAGGGGCCACTGCGCTGGCCACAGGCTTTTTTCTTTTTCGCTGTCCTCGTGCAGGATGGCAGGCAGCTCGACGATCTCCCACGGTATGGACTCGGGATTCTTGGTCTGGTAGTCGATAAGCCGCCCAGTCAGGTCTAGGAGCGACCACCTGGTCATGATGACAATAATCGCCCCACCGGGCATCAGACGCTGCAAGGGGCCAGTCTGGAACCACGCCCACGCCGTATCAAACGCTAAGCGCGAGTTGGTTTTAACGTCCTGTTCTGAATGAGGGTCGTCGATAACAAAAAGATCAGCACCGCGACCAGCCAGAGCGCCACCCACACCAGCAGCGTAATATTGACCACCAGCGCCTGTAGACCATTTCCCAGCGGCTTTTTGATCGTCTGCCACCATTGTATTAGGGAAGAGGTCATGATACTCATCACTATCAATAAGGTTTCGTACGCGTCGGCCAAAGTCCTCAGATAGGGACGCAGTGTGCGTGCCCATGATGATCTTTTTATTCGGGAAATTTCCCAAGAAATATGCTGGGAACAGGTAGCTAGAAAACTCTGACTTACCCATACGAGGTGCGATGTTAATGATGACGCGCTTCTTTTTGCCGTCGATAACATCTTGGAAAATACGTGCAAGTTTTCTGTGATGCGGCCCAACTTTAAACCCCGGGTAAACGTGTTTGGCAAACTCGATTAGGTCACCACGCCCAGCCTTTAAGCTGTTGCGCCTGTCCCGCTCCTCTAGAAAGTCTAGTAACTCCGCTTTCTCCGCCACACTCATGTGGGGTAACGCCTTTTGCAGCGCAGCGTACTCTTGCTGCGACATGCTCTCTAGCGCTTGCACGGGGTTACTTTTCATCTCTATCTAGGTTCTCTTCGTCGGGATCGTCCGGGTCTATGTCCGTCACATCGTCTACGTCCACCACACCCATGAACTTGCCAAGTTTCTCTTTGATCTTGGCCTCTAGCTCCACATCACTCATGTCGGCTTTCTTGACCTCTACCCTATCGGTAAACAGCGCGACCTCTGTCACCTTACCCAGCATCTCCAGCGCCTTTAGCCGTACCTTAGCGTCGGGGTGGTCTACCTCTTCTAAGATTTTGGCTACGGCAAAGCCACGTAACTCTTTGGCCTGCTCGATGAACTGCCAGTCGTAAGCCGCAAGCATCCCAGTCAGGTGCCGTACCGCTTGGGGGGTGTTCATCTGCATCAGCGCTTTGCGCTGCTCTTCTGGCGTCTGTTGGGTTGTTAGTGCTTGGAACGCACCGCGCGCTGATGTTTGCTGCGCTTCTTGTACGACTTCTTCGTCGTCTACGCCAAACTGGTCTAGCCAGTCAACGGTTTTCATCTGTGCATCGGCCAGTTCTTTAGCCGTGGCTTTATCTACCGCTTTGACAGCCTTTTTGCTGTGCGGTAGTACGGGCGGCTCGTAGTCGCCGTTGTCACCTTTTAGGTGTTCAAGCATAACGCGTAGGTTCTCTTTCTGTAGGTAATTTAACCCACTTGCAACCTCGATGGGCGCAGTGTATAGTATCTATGCCTTGCACGCAAGTGTGAGGTTGAATTGCTTAGTCTCCTTTCGGTTCACGCAGAGAGAACCTTCGCCCCGCCTAGTGCGGGGCCTTTTTTTTCCGGGGGTGTCTAATGTTAGACAGTAGTGCTGGGATTTTTACAAAATAAAGTGGGGGGCACTGGCGGGATAAGGTTAAAGGAGATTCTCAATTACTAGGTAGTCCCGCGCTGACCCCCCGGAGATCAATTTAGCTGGGCGCGGTGGTTGCGTATATAGGGAAAACCCTAGGTAGGAAAACTATTAGTTAATCGACGTAATACAAAGTATTACAAAAATATGCTGTGCGGCTGCGGAATAGTGTTCATATATTCGAGCCAACGCCGCGCAATATTGGGGGGATGGGGGGTAGGTGGGGTCATGCCTAGAAAAGCCCCGCAAAAAAAGATGCTCACAGCCGCATATATGAGGGGTGCTGATAGGCAGTATCTCTCACATCAACCCGTGAGACAAAGTGTCTCACCAATCAAAGGAGTACAGCATCATGCTTACAAAAGAAACTAGCAAAGAAGTCGTTACCTCATACAGCAAACTGCTAAATGCTGGTAACAATTATGGCAAGGCGCTTGCAAAAGCGGCAGAGGAGTTAGCGGGTAAGCCGTGCCCTCAGTTACTCAAAGAGTTAGCGACAGTCCACGCCGCGTTTTTCCGCAAAGAAACCGGTGAGTGCAATCTCTCTTGGTCTAGCAGTGGTACGCCGCAATTCCACACGGGAGACAAGTCCACGCGGGAAACCAAGCACCACAATGCGTACAAAGTGTGGTCACGCTACGCCGCGCCGCACTTCGCGGTCAAGGCGAATAAAAAGAAAGTCAAGCCTAGCGAGCGCAAAGAAGTTGACCGCGTTACCGCACTTGCAAAAGACATCAAAGCAAAAACCAAAAACTGGTCTGCCAAGGAGAAAAAGGCTCTCTTTGCCGCTTTGATTTAATCCGTGAGACAAATTGTCTCACCGCTTGCCCCGCCAGCCTTGGCTGTGCGGGGTTTCTTTTTTTGTCAAAGGAGAATCACATGATTGACCCAACCCTCAAAGCGTCTGCCGAGCGCTATCTCGCATGGGTATGCGAAGACCACGAAAACAGGTGGTGCGATGCCACAGTGCTTGATGGTAACTGGATATGCGATATGCAACCAACCATGACCGAGACAGGCTACATATACCTACGCGTGCTGGCATACGACAAATCCGACACCAACACCGAAAACTGCCTGCACGACTTCAAAGTGTGGAGTAACAAATCAACCATGACCCAAGAGTTCAAAGGAGAGTAACTTGAAACTACGCAAACTGAAAGAAACCAGCGGCTGGCAAGGCAACTATGTGCCCCAAGACGCCGCCGAATGGTGCTTAGCCGACCACCCGCACATCACCATACGCAAGACCAGCGTTGGGGGTTACCCGTGGATTGCCACCAACACCCAAACCAACCAATACTTTGCGCGAGGCGAGACACGCGCGGCCCTGCTCGAAAGCCTTCAAAACAAACTAGGAGAGTAACCATGAGCAACAAACCCAAGCACATCCCGCGCTACGACATCTACGCAGCCACCTTCAAGCGCCAAGAGCGCGACGACTGGCGTGCAGCAAGAGCGCCCAAACCAACCAAGCAAGCCTTTGGCTCATTCAAAGTAATGCAAGCCGCCTTCGAGCGAGCCGGTGTTACCCGAGAGGCAATCTGTTACCCTAAATGAACGCCTCTCAGACAATAGTCCATAGAAGTTATCGTGTTTTCCTGCACTGGACGCACGCCAGCCCAATACTGGCGTGGCTTTCAAGTATTTGCGGCAAAGTTGTCCATATATATACATATATTTATTAGATTTATATATATGTGTCTATACGTGTCCGGACGTAGACCTGACGGACTGGACAATATAAAATTTCTCAAAACAATGGACGACTTTGCCGCAACTCAGGCAAACCCAGTACTGGCGTGGCTTAAACTGCGTCCAGTTCTGAGAAAGCCAGTAACTTCTTTGGACGCAACGGACGCAAATCAACCCGTGAGACAACTTGTCTCACCAAAACTAGGAGAAAGCAAATGAGAAAGTTTGGATGGGTAGAGTTTAAGACGCTCCCTATTGGGGCAATGTTTCTATACAACGACGCTGTCCACGAGAAGATAGCCGATGACGATGCAATCAACTACCACACGCTCAAGTCTGAGTACATAGCGCCTGACAGGGAGGTCGAGGCAGAGCAAGATGACTAACCAAGGAGAAAGCAAATGAAACCCAAGACAGAAAACTACAAGCGAGGCTTATACGACGCCTATGCTGGCAAGCCAGCGCGACCATACCCTATGGTCTTCAAGGGGCGCGAGGAGTACATGGACGGCTACGGGCGCGGCGTGTTTCTCAAAGCCTTCAACGGCTTCTTGCGCCAACCAGTGTCAGCCCCGCAGACAAAGCAACTACAACTTTTTTGAGTAACAACCAAGGAGAAAGACGATGAAGATTGACGAGATACCTAAAAATTTGTTGCGGGCTAGAGCCACGCCGATTCCAACGCGTGCCGTCCCTGACTGGGACGCGCTATATACCACCATGTTAAGGAAGGGATACGTGATTATTGACGAGGGTGAGTTGTACGCATCGCATTCAAGTGCAGCATTACAAAACACGATGGTCAAAGCGTTCAACTGTCACGTACGGGGAATCAGAAACGAGCGCCTGCGCACCAAGCGCATTGGCGTAAACCGATGGTTTTGTTGTCTATAAAGGAGAAAGCATGGAAACGAGAAACCGAAACCGAGGCTACGAGATAGCCGCGCGGCTAATGGACAACTACGAGGGCAAGCAAGACATGGACAGCAACACATGGAATGACCTCGTGGTACGCGTGGGCGACGCCATCAACCAAGCCAAAGTGGGTGCGGGCATACGCCGCATAGCCGAGGCCGAGGGCGTCATTGAGACAGAAGAAACAGAGTAACAACCAAGGAGAAAGTATGAGTAACAAAAGCCGTGAGACAAATTGTCTCACCATCCTGACCGCCGGTGCCACCGCATTGAGCGTGTGGTGTTTCTTTGCTTACTTAGTGTGGGTGATATATGAGCGTTCGAGTCTGTCGTAAATGTGGGGTAACAAAACCCATCGCTGAGTTCAGCGCCTACCTAACAACAGCCCAAGCCATAGCGCAGGGTTACTCAGGGCACAGGCGCATCACAGGTACATCCCAACTATGCAAGGCGTGTCGAAGCGCACGCAAGTACGGCAAGACCAAGCGCCAACTGGATAACGAAGTCACGCACGGCAAGATGACCGAGATGGAGCGCGACGTGTTACTACGAAAGCGACAAGCCAATGCCAACAAAATAAAGAGCGTTACCACAAACAAGCGATGGCGTGCCTTGCGTGAGTCTGGCTGGGGTGCGGTACTCAAAGAGGTAGAGAAAGAGTACCGGCGTGCTGATAAGCGGCACAAGGTGGTGAGCGCAGACACCGAGGCTATGCACGAGGCAGAGACGCAGTTCTTAGCGCGCTACGTGCCGATGGTAGGTAGAACACTCACGCTCATCAGAGCGCACGTACGCAAGCCTGACCCAGCCCTGCCGCCGTCGCAGTTACCACGTACAAACCCACCACAACACTTTGGCACGGCGTGGCACGACTGCTTGCGCGTACTTGTTACCAACGAAGAAGAATTAAAAGCCTTGCGTGTGCTCAAGGCACGCGTGCCGCATAGGAAATATGGACATAAGAATTTGGAGTCGGTGTTTCTCGCCCTGCCCCGACCCAAACCACCGAGAAAAAAACCAGGGCGTAAACCGAAGGAGAAAGCAGATGAAACATGAGATACAAGCAGAGGTTGCACGGATTGGCAGGATAAGCCAAGGCATTGATGGGTCGGACGAGTACCTGCTCGTCAAGACAAAGAGAGCGACATCAGCGAGTGCCGTCAGAGAGTGGCTACTGCCGCAGGTGTACCAAGACACAACAAAAGAAGCAGGCGGGTACTTCTGCCACAGCGTGACAGTCATGCGACACCCGCACCTGCGCAATGAGTTTGTGTGCATCGTGCACCACCAGTACGACGTTTAACCAAGGAGAAAGCAGATGAAAATCAAAACAAATGAACTAAGCGGAGCCGCCCTTGATTGGGCAGTTGGACAGGCTGATGAGTGCGACTTGGCACCAGTTGAGTATTCAACCAAGTGGGAGTTTGGTGGGCCGATTATTGAGCGTGAGGGGATCGACCTGCAATACCAAGGCGGTGAAACTGATGTTTGGGCGGCTGACATCTTCAATGCGGATAGCATGATTTATGGTGACACACCCCTAATCGCCGCCATGCGGTGCTATGTAGCCAGCAAACTGGGCGACGAGGTAGAAGTATCCGATGAACTTTTGGAAGGAGAAAGCAAATGAAAGTAAAGACAAGTGAACTAAGCGGAGCCGCGCTCGACTGGGCGGTGGCCAGATGCGAACGCCACTGGACTTTTGAACCCGACGGGCTGGACAGTTACTCCAGCGACTGGGCGCTGGCCGGGCCGATTATTCATCGTGAGAGGATAAGAATTGACCCTAGAGGTTTGTGGTGCGCCGCGCATGATTCACATGAGTGGACTTACTGCTCAGGCCCAACCCCACTAATCGCCGCCATGCGTTGTTATGTAGGCAGCAAACTGGGCGACGAGGTGGAAGTGCCCGATGAACTTTTACAAGGAGAAGCAATGGGACAACTTAAACAACAACACACAGATTGGGATAACAAGCACGCACCGGAGCCGCCCCTGACACGGGACGAGATACTCAAGGCGGCGCTGTACTGGGAGCAACATGGCGGGTCATTCCACCAGTCGCTTGGCAAGGCGTTGATAGCCGCTGACAAGGATAACTTGGCGGCGCTGTTGACTGGGTTCGAGGAGCAGATACGCAATGTCCTGCGTTATGAAGTCGAACACATTTGATTGGGGACAGCCGTCCCCTTTGTTCGGGGCGCAAGCCCCTTTTCTTTTCAGGAGATAGACCATGTGTAACAAACATTCAGACCCCAACTACTCACACGACGTAGCACTTGAGCCTGTTGACGCAGACTTGTACAACGACCTCAAGTTTGTACTGCGCAATAGCCGAGAATGGCACTGCAGGGAGCAACGGCTAACCAGACTCAAGATGCACCCCGTCGTCGAGGCTGTCATCAAACTGTATCGCCCCATGAACTGGCATCTGCTGGTGCTTGAGTGGCCGCACTTGGCTGACGATGGCACACGCTTATCCTATACCCGTGACGAGCGAGCAGGCGAGGCTGACAGGCAACTTGTTACCACACCGGGCAAGTATCTGCGTCGGCACTTTCCTACCTTGGCTGATGACGTCATACGCGACATCGTGTTGCGGCACACCGATGGGGACTTCGAGTTCATCATCACGCGTGACATCCACGAGATAGTGTCGTTCAAGCAGCACGGCCCCAAGTCGTGCATGACATTCAAGCGCGGCCCTTTTGAAGACCATCCGTATCGGGTGTATGACCCCAAGCATGGCTGGGGCTTGGCTGTGCATCGTGCCAAGTCTGACGG